AGCTACTTGAAAAATATGTGCCTTGCAACATAGCACTAGATATTAATCAAATGTATGCCACTCACCTGATGACAGCAGAGTGTACACATTTACAGTTAAATAGTTATAGTCACAAGGAAATAAGAGAAAGGGGATAGACTATGGGAGAAATGGAGTTATTTTTTAAATGCAATAAAGAGAATAGGGAAAACAGGGAAATGCCTGTATGCAGTACCTTAAAAGATGAAAATGGTAATGTGGTTATGTGGCAGATTAGACATATTACTACAGAGGAAAATGAGGATATAAGACAGGAGTGTATGGAGGAAAAGGGTGGCAAATACAGACTTAATGTAAACAAGTATTTAAGTAAAATTACAGCTATGTCTGTAGTTTACCCTAATTTATATGATGCCGATTTGCAGGACAGCTATGGCAAAAAAACTCCGGAATCACTTTTAAAGGCTATTGTAGATTGCCCAGGAGAATACGATTCTCTTGTATCCTTTGTTCAGGATATAAACGGTTTTACAAGTCTTAGAGAGGATATTGAAAAGGCAAAAAAATAATAAGAGAGGGAGATTTTCAAGCCAACTATGCTTATTATTGCTTGCACCGGCTTGGAATATTGCCCTCTCAGTTTATGACAATGAGCCAAAAAGAAAAGGCTTTTGTTATAGGAGCAATAGATTTGAAACTTGAAAAGGAGGGCAGATAATGTATCAATTTTGGCTAGGAGATATACTGTTGCCTATTACACCGGAAAAAGTAACTATTGCCTGTGGCACTAAAAACACACTTTTTGACTGCGTAAATGGTAATGAAGTAGTTTTTCCTAAAACGGGAAAATTAAAGACTATAAAATTTCAGGCTATTTTGCCTAATACAGAGTATCCTTTTTCCAGATATGTTTATGGATTTAAAGATGCGGATTATTTTAAAACGGCTATTGAAAAGCTAAAAAGTGACTTAAAGCCTTTCCATTTTGTAATCACTAGGGAAGTTAATATTACTAAGGTTTTAAATTATACAGATATTGAGGCTGTTATAGAGGATTATAGCTTTACAGAGTCTGCTGACAATGGTTATGACATTGTTATGGATATTACTTTAAGAGAGTACAGGGCTTTTGGTGCTGTATATGTTGAGGAAAGTGGAAGAAGTAGTTCATCAGTAGAAAGAACAGATACGGAAAAGAAAGTAAATACATATACCGTTGTTTCAGGAGATAGTCTTTGGAAAATAGCAAAGCGTATTTATGGCGACGGAAGCAGGTGGAAAGAGATTTTTAATGCCAACAAAGATAAAATAACAAATTCCAATCTTATAAAAGTTGGTATGGTGTTAAATATACCGTAGTAAAGAGGGTGGTAAAAATAGATATTTTAGACATTATAGAGGAGCTTTATAATGTGGAAAACTCAAATATTTTTATAGAAAATTACTTGAAAAATGAAACTATGTTCGATGAAGAAAATCCAGTAAATAAGAGGGTTAGAGCTATGAACAATACTTTTTCACAATATGGAGAAAATTATCCACAAAATGATTGTGGAAATGTGGAAAACTTATTTTTTGAAAAATTATACAAGGATAGCTATGGAAATAATATGACAAATGTTGACAAATGTGCTGTTTTACAGGGGTTAAGAGGGAATATGGGTGCTATAGAAGATTTAAGTAACAACAGTAAAAATATAGTCGAAAAATATATAAAAAGCTGTAAAACAGTAGTAAATACTGGGGCTACAGGTGGGTATGTGCATAACACAGTTGATAAATTGTTCACAAATGTTAAAAACCAAGGTGTTATTAACAATTTTGACCCTATGGAAGAAAATATTAATGAAATTCAAAAAGTATGTTCGACTGAAAAAGACTTTATACCACAAATTGTGAAAAATATTGGGGTTACAAGTCCCATTTTTCAATCTATGGAGAAAAGCTTTATAGCCGATGACAGAAGTTATATTCCACAAGCTATGGAAAGAAATTATACAAGCTCTGACAACAGTTCTTCTATAAATATAAATATGGGTGGTATTACACAAAATATAACAGGACAAAATGGGGAAGATATATTGGACATTCTTGTAGAGAAACTTGTGAAAGGCATTAATACAGGAGGAGAAAGTCCAAGATAAAGGAGGAAGTATGAATACAAATTATGGATTAACATATCCAAAGGAAACGGATTTTTATGACATAAATATATTTAACAAAAATTTTAGTGCTTTAGCTGACGGTATTGACAAGGCAAAAAACAATAATACGGTAAAGAGTAACTACGAAATTGTAATTGCGTCAGAAAATAGTAGTGAAAGAGTTAAGAAAACTGCTGATTTTATATGTTCGGCAGAGGACTCGTCTATTGTTTTCCAAAATGCAATAAATTCGGCAGAAGACGGCTGTTCTATATTTGTGGCAAGTGGATATTATAAGTTTAAGTCTACTGTCAATATAAACAAAACACTTTACATACATGGTTGTAACAACACTACCAATTTATATCAGGTTGGTGGCAATAGTGTAAAGGCTATTTTTAATATTACTGGGAAAGATGTAGAGCTTAAAAATTTAAAATTTGGCGATAGCAAGGGTAATGAAAGTGAGCCTTTACTATATGTAAGAGCTGAAAACATAGTAATAGATACTTGCTGGTTCGCACAGTATCAGAACACACAATTAAATGTAAATTCAATATGTTTTAAAAACTGTTCAGCGTTTATGAGAATAGTAAATTGTTGCTTTGCAAGAATGGAAAATGACACAGCAACAATTATAAATTGTAATAGTGTGCCTTCAGCAGGCATTATAAGTGGAAATTACTGTCTATCTAACAACTATATGGGCAATATGCCAGTAAAAATAAGTGTTATGGACAGCTCATCAAAATCAAAATTAATAATAGGAAATCAAAATACAGAATTTGTTTGATAATTAAGGAGGAAAAAATTTATGGCAAAATTTAATAGTAAAACATTCAATCCGGAGGCTTTTGGTGCATACATTGAAAGGATTCCGAAATTAAATAAAAACGAACTTATCAGAAGTAGGGCTTTAAGAGGAAACAGCGAAATCAGAAATGCTTTTAGCAATCAGACAGGTACAGCCTATGCAATATTACCTATGTACGGTTTACTTGACGGAGAACCTCTCAACTATGATGGCGAAACAGATATTATGGCTGATACAACAACTTCATATGAAAGAGGTGTAGTTGTTGTAGGTAGAGCAAAGGCGTGGGTAGAAAGCGACTTTGCAGAGGATATTACTGCCGGTGGAGGCTTTATGGATTCAGTAGCACAGCAGGTGTCAGAATATTTTGACGATGTGGACCAAGACACATTACTTGCTATTTTAACAGGTATTTACAATATGACAGGAGAAGAAAATCTCAAGTTTGTAAATGAGCATACTTACGATATTACATCAGAAAATGACGGAATGGTAGAGCCAGCTACATTGAACAAGGCTATTCAGAAAGCAGGTGGGGATAATAAGAACTCCTTTACTATTGCTATTATGCACTCAGAAGTAGCAACAAACCTTGAAAATCTCAATCTTCTTGCTTACTTAAAGCAGACTGACAGAAATGGTATTCAGAGGGATTTAACTCTTGCTACATGGAATGGCAGAGCTGTTTTAATAGATGATTCTATGCCGGTTAGTGAGGGTAAAGACGGCAAAAGTGTCTACACTACATATATTTTAGGTGAAGGTGCTTTTGACTACGAGGATATTGGTGCTAAAGTACCTTATGAAATGGACAGAAACCCAATGGTAAAAGGTGGTCAGGATACTTTATATGTCAGACAGAGAAAGTGCTTTGCACCTTTTGGCATCAGTTATACAAAGAAAAATCAGAAAACATTGTCACCAACTAATAAGGAGCTTGCAGACGGTCAGAACTGGGAGCTTGTCAATGACGGTTCAGAAGAACCAAAATATATTAACCACAAGGCTATTCCTATTGCCAGAATTATTTCAAAGGGTAGAGCGTAAATGTTAAATTACGATGATGTTGTTTTAAGACTTTTATCACTAGGATATGAACTTCAGGAAGATGATGAATTTACATTGGAACAGGCTATGATTGAAACTGAACAGTACATTATGAATTACTGTAATTTAGAGTCTGTACCGGAGGGGTTAAAATATGTTGCCACAGACATATGCTGTGGCAGTTTCCTCCAGACTAAGGCTTCTATGGGAGAGTTAGATGGTTTTGATGTGGAAAGTGCTGTTTCAAATATTCAGGAGGGCGATGTAAGTATTTCATTTAATGAGGGAATTAATCAAACTCAGCTTTTTGACAACCTTATAAATACACTTACTAAAAAGGAAAGTGAATTAGTATGCTACCG